ATTTTTACAGTATTAACCTCCATAAACTTTTATCGTAAATTCCTTCAAAACTTTTACTCCAGGATTCATTTTCCCATTTGTATTGAACTCCTGTGTAAGCATTAGTTATGTAAGTTACTGTAGTGGTTGTTGTTGAATCGAATAAGATATTCCACTGGCTTCCATCCCATTCAATAATATCATTAGCATGTGCTTGAAAGTCACTGCCATCAGCATTTTTCCAAGCATCTGGCCCATCATAACCTATGCTACCAAAAGACGGATTTATATTAATATCTTCTAATATTAAGAATCTTGTTCCTGCTACCTTAGAGCTTGGATTATAAGTTTCAGGATTTATAATGGCGTCTACTGTACCTCTACCAGAAATAATAGAATTACTCGGTATAGTATCTATATCGAAGTTAAGTATCATTTTTTTATCATCAAGCGGATCTAAACTGATGTAAGCTACTATTTCGTTACCATCTGCTTTGCTTAATCGTAATTGACTTAATCCTGCTCTAAATGAGCCCGGATACATATCTAATATTCTATACCAACTGCTTTGATCTCCTGTTAGCGACATTTCAACAAAACTTGTAGTCGCAGCATTGTTAGAAACTAATGTAGCGGTATTATTAAGAACTAATAAATCAAAATCACCAGGTGTAACTACAACCATTTCTTGATCTGTGCCTAATGATGCTAATACAGCATCTACATCACTATATTCTGATTGTATAGTACCCGATGTATTTGGATAGATATTTGCCAATATTTTTGTAATGATACCTAAACGTTTAACTTTTACTGGAGGTGTGACCCAAATAGGAGTTTCGAACACAATCGTTAATATATCTATATCCTGTTCTAACCCCTGGGGAACACTTCTGCTACTAAACGTTTGATTTTTTATAGTCAATGTACTTAGGCTAGTCCAATCTATGTAATTATCTGTAGTCTGTAATTCTAAACTTGGGTTGAACAACACCGCTAATTGTTCCCATAGTTGCAGTTTTTGATCAGTGTTGGTAGTCCATATGTCTGCACTAAAATCAGCTAGATAAGGAACTGGCATTAATCGTTCAACAGTATAATTAGAACCCTGTTGGTTTATTTTATATTCACCTGTTTCTTCATCAAAGGCTCTTTCTCTAATATGTATTTTACCTACAAAACTAGGGTCTTGAACTCTTGCTCTGTCATATTGTAAATCTTTAATGTAACAGGCAATGAAGGGAGCACTGGGGATTGTATTTTCAGTGTTCTTTCTTAAGATTTGCGCCACTTGCCTATTCATATCACCATATCTTACAGGAACACGGACTAGTTTACCCGCGGCATCTTTGTAACTAAAGTTACTCATTATACGCATGAATTGAGCAAGATAACGTTTTACCTGGCCGTCATAAAAATAATCCATTAGTTATCTGCCCTCGGTTTTAGCGCCTTACTTAAGGCTTGACGTTCTTGAACAACTTCACCTGCAATAGTTGAAGTGTTATTATTGTTAATAAAACTAGATTTTTGTGTTTGTCTTACAGCAGCACCAGCGAACGTACCACCTTCAACATCTTGATTTCCAAAATTGTTTAAGGTCATTCTAACATTATCTTCATATTTGATCCAACGAGAACCATCAAATCTAAACAATCTGTTAGGAAGATAATCAGTGCGTAGGAAAAACTGTCCTTGTATAGCAGGAGTAGGGAATGATATACCGAAGCCATAGGTACTACCGTTAGTAGGCAAGCCATCACCCGTTAAATAACCCGCTTTAACATATATATTTTCTCTAGCAGTATGTAACACAACACTAGCGTCCTGTATGGCCTGTTCTATACTTGCGTCCATGTCAGTCTGGCTACCCTCTGCTACATCAACTAATCCTGTGTCCGGTGTAGTAGGAATAACATAATAACTACTAACGTCATAACCACTTAACGGAGCATCTAAATCTGCTTGCGCTATTACCTGATCATTAATTTCTATACTTTTTCTGTATTCGCTTAACAAATCTCGCAAGCTACTGCCATCACCTGCTCCGCTATCACCATCTAAAATTTGTTTAAATTCTTGACTGTCTACAAGAGGTACACATTTACATCTAATCAAGTGGGGATACCATGTTTGACTAAATCCAATAGTTGGTCTGGTAACGTCTTGTATAACATAAAATCGTCTTAGGGCAACTAGACTATCATCTAAAGCATATTCGTCTTTTAAATGAGGTAACTCTATTACGTCTCCGGCCATTAATTTTCTTTGAATCTTATCCACACAATCTTTTAGATGAAAATGTATGAGTATGGTATCATTTTGAAGAAATAGCCCAAATTGACTTAGATTAAAGTCTATGTCCTGCATTGTGTATATACCGCGCATGACATAGACGTCTGTCTCGTATTTTCTATCTCTATTTTCCATGAAAATAAGATCTTGAATACCTAATTCCGGAATAGCATTAGTATTATTAGGTACAGCAGGACTGCTTTCTCCTTCTAATGGATCTATTGGCCCTACATATTTGTGTACAAAAACATCTGTTCCGCCTACTTGAAATTGTTCGTTAATTACACGATCTAAAAAGCGGAAATCATGACCCTTTTCTGGACGATAAAGTGATAAGCGTGGCATTTTATACCGGAATAGCGTACTTAATAAACTTTACAGTGTTATTAGTACTAACTCCTATTCCTTGTAAGGTTAATGTCCCTCCAGCAATTGTTGCTGTAAAGGAAATTCTACTGCTGGCGCCAGTATAATTTTTATTAGCTACTGAAATGAAAGGCAAGGTTCCGTTATGAATGACGCTTACTTCACATGTTTCATATTGTGAGTTTATGTTATCTGTGATTGTGACTGTATAGTTAGCTGATCTATATACTGATGTAGACCAAGTATCTAAGGTGGTGGCAGAGTTCGTAACCGTTGTGACTGTGTTAACTAAATTATTTAGATCTTTTCTTAGTAATTCAATACCACCAGACGTATTACCATCTTGTAATCTAAGAGTTTTTAAAGTTGTATCGAATACCAATTCTCCGTCGGCGCCGGTGAAACCATTAAGCTGACTCGAAGTTCCTCTTCTGAACTGAACTATAGTGGGCATTTTAAATCCTTGGAAGCTGTTCTTTATTTATTGCTAAATACCACTATGAGTGATACAGAAATCGAACGTACAAAAGTAATAGAATACATACAGGCCATGCTAGGTGGTGGTATGGTTGATTTGGAACTTGATCCAATACACTATACAACCTCTATAGATCGTGCTTTGGCTAAATTCCGTCAACGTAGCTCTAATGCAGTTGAAGAAAGTTTTGGATTTATTACACTACAGCTAGATAAAAATGATTATATATTGCCTAAAGAAGTAGAAAATGTAAGGCAATTATTCCGCCGTTCCATAGGAAGCCGCACAGGTGGCGGTGATGGTGGCTCGCTCTTTGAACCATTTAATCTAGCATATTCAAATACGTATCTTCTAAGTTCTACTCACATGGGAGGTTTAGCCACCTACTATGCGTTTGCTAGCTATCAAAAACTTGTTGGCAAAATCTTTGGTAGTGAAATTAATTTTACATTTAATAAAACTACAAAATTACTTACGATCATGCAAAGGCCTAGAACAGAAGAAGAAGTTTTAATATGGATGTATAATTATCGTCCTGACTTTAACCTATTACAGGACACATACGCAGGTCAATGGTTACGAGACTATGCGTTAGCGAACTGTAAAGTTATGATAGGCGAAGCTAGAGAAAAATTTGGCACCATAGCGAGCCCTCAAGGCGGTACAACCCTTAATGGAACAGCATTAAAATCTGAGGGTAAATCAGAAATGGAAATGCTTGAATTAGACTTGATTAACTACAAAGAAGGTTCTACACCTTTATCGTTTGTAATTGGTTAAACAAAATATTGACTAATCGCAATAAAACCTATAAATTATAACATCTATAAGGAGTTAGCATGATTATAGGTTTCGTGGGATTCATAGGGAGTGGCAAAGATACCGCCGCCGATTATCTAGTTAATTTTCATGGATATAGACGAGATTCTTTTGCCGGACCGTTAAAAGACGCTATCAGTTTAATATTTGGGTGGGATCGAACACTGCTAGAAGGCAGATCTATAGAAAGTAGAGAATGGCGGGAACAAGTTGATGAATGGTGGGCAGATAGGCTAGGAATTCCGCACTTAACGCCAAGGTTTATCATGCAGCATTGGGGCACAGAAGTTCTACGCAATAATTTTCATGATGATATATGGATAGCAAGTCTTGAAAATAAAATACGTAAAACTACAGATAATATTGTTATCAGTGATGTAAGATTTACAAATGAAATTAAATCAATACACAACTCGGGCGGATTAGTTGTTAGAATAAAACGTGGTCCTGACCCTGAATGGTATAGAGATGCAATTAACGTCAACGCAGGGCCCACAAATATGAGTTGGGCGATTAGCAAGATGCGTATGGAAGAACTTAAAATTCACGCAAGCGAAACAAGTTGGATAGGAGAAGA